CATCGGGACGGCGGCGGGGGCGGGGATGCGGCGGGTTGTGGTCACGGGGCTGGGGCTCGTCACGCCGCTCGGCTGCGGGGTGGAACCGACCTGGTCCCGGCTGATCGCCGGTCAGTCGGGCGCCCGCACGATCACCCGGTTCGACCCCGCCAACGTGGTGACCAAATACGCCTGCGAGATCCCGGTGGGCGACGGCGGTGACGGCACCTTCAACCCAGACGAGTGGATGGAGCCCAAGGACCGCCGCAAGGTGGACGACTTCATCCTTTACGCCATGGCCGCGGCCACCCAGGCGGTGCGCGATGCGGCGATCGCCGACCTGCCCGAGGCGGCGCGGCTGCGCACGGGCGTGATGATCGGCTCGGGGATCGGCGGGCTCACCTCGATCGCCGAGACGGCGGTGCTGATCCGCGACAAGGGGCCGCGGCGGGTGTCGCCCTTCTTCATCCCCGGCGCGCTCATCAACCTCGCGAGCGGGCAGGTCAGCATCCGCTACGGCTTCAAGGGGCCGAACCACGCGGTGGTCACCGCCTGCTCGACCGGCGCGCACGCCATCGGCGACGCGGCGCGGCTGATCCAGTGGGGGGATGCCGACGTGATGGTGGCGGGCGGCGCGGAAAGCCCGATCAGCGAGATCGGCATCGCCGGGTTCAACGCCTGCAAGGCGCTGTCCACGAAACGCGCCGACGACCCGGCCCGCGCAAGCCGCCCCTACGACGCCGACCGCGACGGCTTCGTGATGGGGGAAGGCGCCGGGGTGGTGGTTCTGGAGGCGCTGGAGCATGCGCAGGCGCGCGGGGCGCGGATTTATGCGGAGGTGCTGGGCTACGGCCTCTCGGGCGATGCCCACCACATCACCGCGCCCTCCGAGGACGGCGACGGCGGGTTCCGGTCGATGCAGATGGCGCTGGACCGGGCCGGTCTGACGCCCGCGGCGGTGGACTACATCAACGCCCACGGCACGAGCACGATGGCCGACACGATCGAGCTCGCGGCGGTGGAGCGGCTTCTGGGCAATGCCGCGGCGGGGGCCACGATGAGCTCCACCAAGTCCTCGATCGGGCACCTCCTCGGCGCGGCGGGGGCGGTGGAGGCGATCTTCTGCATCCTGGCGATCCGCGACCAGGTGGCGCCGCCGACGATCAACCTCGACACGCCCGCGGTGCAGCCGGTGATCGACCTTGCCCCGCACCGGGCGGTGAAGCGGCGGATCGAGGTGGCGCTGTCCAACTCCTTCGGCTTCGGCGGCACCAACGCGACGCTGGTGATGGGGCGGGGCCTCGGCTGATGTGGCGCTCGCTCGCCTCGAACTTCCTGACGCTGCTGGTGCTGCTGCTCGTGGTGGCGGCGGGGATGCTGGCCTGGGGGCGCGAGACCTTCAACGGCCCGGGGCCGCTCGCGGAGGCGGTGTGCTTCCGCGTGGACCGCGGCGCGAGCCTGAGCCAGGTGAGCCGCGCGCTCGAGGCGCAGGGGGTGGTGTCGGACGCGCGCATCTTCCGGATCGGTGCGGACTATGCCGACCGCGAGCGCGACCTGAAGTTCGGCGCCTATCTGGTGCCTGCGCAGGCCTCGATGGCGCAGGTCCTCGACGCGCTGACCGCCGGGGGGCAGTCGACCTGCGGTCGCGAGGTGAACTTCCGCATCGGCGTGGCGGCGACCGACGTGATCCTGCGCGAGCTTGACCCGGCGGAGGGCCGCTACGTCGAGATCGCCAAGTGGGATCCGGCGGCGGGCGAGGCCCCTGCGGCCTATGCCGAGGTCGCCGAGGACCGCGACCTGCGGTTCCGTGTGACGGTGGCCGAGGGGACGACCGTGTGGCAGGTGGTCACCTCGCTGCAGGCGGCCGACTTCCTGACCGGCGAGGTGGCCGCGATGCCCCCCGAGGGCACGCTCGCGCCCGACAGCTACGAGGTGGCGCGGGGGGCGGAACGGGGGCCGCTGGTGGCCGAGATGGCGGCGCGCCAGGCGCGGACCCTCGCCGACCTCTGGGCCGGGCGGGCCGAGGGGCTGCCCTATGCGAGCCCCGAGGAGGCGCTGGTCATGGCCTCGATCATCGAGAAGGAGACGGGGGTGGCCGAGGAGCGCGGGCAGGTCGCGAGCGTGTTCGTGAACCGGCTGCGGCAGGGGATGCGGCTGCAGACCGACCCCACCGTGATCTACGGCGTGACGCGCGGCGAGGGGGTGCTGGGGCGGGGCCTCCGGCAAAGCGAGCTTCGCCGAGCAACCCCTTGGAATACATACGTGATCGAGGGATTGCCCCCGACCCCGATCGCCAACCCGGGCCGGGCCAGCATCGAGGCCGCGCTCAACCCCGACACGACCCCCTTCCTGTTCTTCGTGGCCGACGGCACGGGCGGACACGCCTTTGCCGAGACGCTGGCCGCGCACAACGAGAACGTGGCGCGCTGGCGCGCGATCGAGCGCGCGCGGGGCGAGGCGGACGCGGCCACGGGCGTGCAGACCGAATAGCCTTTCCTTCCCCTTTCACGTTGGCCCAAATATCCCGGGGGGTCGGGGGGGCAGGCCCCCCCTGCTTAACGAATGGTTACCGCGGCGCGCGCCAACCCATTGCCCCCGTTCGATTTTCCGCTTGACCCGGCGGGCGGTCCGGAGTATCGGTTCAGGCATGCTGGAAGAGGTGGGCGAGCGGCACGGGGGTGACCCCGGGGCCGCTTTTCCATTTCCGCTCGGCCGGACAGGCACGAGAGGCGGGGCTACGGAGCAGGATGACAATCACCTTCGCGGAAGGGGACATCGGTCAGCAGGTCGATCTGCTGGCCTTCACCGAGGAGCAGTTCACCGAGGCCGCGCAGGCGCTGGCGCAGGCGCTGACGGCGGTGCGGGGGGGGCGGCTCGACGAGGCGAAGGCGGCGCTGGGGGCCGTCCGCGACCTCAAGGCCGCGTTCCATCTGGTGCAGGAAGAAAGGGCACGGGTTGAGAAACTCCGCAGACAGGCAGCCGGAATCGTCCACGGCTACGCCATCGACATGGACGCCGCGCGGGATGAGGTCGGGCGCCGCCTGGCTCGCCTGCGCGACGCCGGAGGCGATTGACGCCTTCCTGGGCGGCCTCGGCGAGAACGCGCTCTTGGCGCTGCCGTGGCTGTTCGAGTTCTGGGCGCTGCCGCACCAGCTGCCGCCCGAGGGGGTCTGGCGGACCTGGGTGATCATGGGCGGGCGCGGCGCGGGCAAGACCCGCGCCGGGGCCGAGTGGGTGCGCGCGCAGGTGGAAGGGGCGCGGCCGGCCGATCCGGGGCGCGCGCGGCGCGTGGCGCTGGTGGCCGAGACGATCGAGCAGGCGCGCGAGGTGATGGTGATGGGCGAGAGCGGCATCCTCGCCTGCTCGCCGCCCGACCGGCGCCCCGAGTGGGAGGCCGTGCGCAAGCGGCTGGTCTGGCCCAACGGGGCGGTGGCGCAGGTGTTCTCGGCGCACGACCCCGACAGCCTGCGGGGGCCGCAGTTCGATGCCGCCTGGGTGGACGAGCTGGCGAAGTGGAAGCGCGCGGACGAGGCCTGGGACATGCTGCAGTTCGCGCTGCGGCTGGGCGAGGACCCGCGCGCGGTGGTGACGACGACGCCGCAGAACGTGGGCGTCCTGAAGGCGATCCTGCGCAATCCATCGACGGTGCTGACGCACGCGCCGACCGAGGCCAACCGGGCCTGGCTGGCCGAGAGCTTCCTCGCCGAGGTCTATGCCCGCTATGGCGGGACGCGCGAGGGGCGGCAGGAGCTGGACGGCGAGCTGATCGAGGACGCGGAGGGTGCGCTCTGGACCACGGCCATGCTGGCCGCCGCCGCCGCAGGGCCCGAGGCGGCGGCGGGGCTGGACCGCATCGTGGTGGCGGTGGACCCGCCGGCGAGCGGGAAGGAGGGCGCGGACACCTGCGGGATCGTCGTCGCCGGGGTCGTCTGCCGCGGCGCGCCGCGCGACTGGACGGCCGTGGTGCTGGAGGACGCGAGCGTGCAGGGGGTGAGCCCCGAGGGCTGGGCGCGGGCTGTGGTGGCCGCCTTCGAGCGCCACGGGGCCGACCGGGTGGTCGCGGAGGTGAACATGGGCGGCGACATGGTGGAGAGCGTGCTGCGGAGCGCGCACGGCGCGCTGCCGATCCGCAAGGTGCACGCCGCGGCCGGAAAGCGGGCGCGGGCCGAGCCGGTGGCGGCGCTCTACGAGCAGGGGCGGGTGCGGCACCTGCGGGGGCTCTCGGCGCTGGAGGACCAGATGTGCCGGATGACGGTGCAGGGGTTCGCGGGCCGCGGCTCGCCCGACCGCGTGGACGCGCTCGTGTGGGCGCTGACCGACCTGATCGTGGCGCCGGCGGGCAAGGCGCCGCAGGGGGCGCCGCGGCTGCGGTTCATGTGAGCGCCTGGGCGGGGCGCGGCCTCCGGCGGGGATATTTGGGCCAAGGCGAAAGGGGCAGGCGCCCCCGCCCGGCATGAGGGGAGTGATCCGGCATGGTGTTCGACTTTCTGCGGCGGGGCGGTGCGGCCCCGGCGCCCGTCCCGGCCGTGCCCGAGGCCACGGCCTCCGCCGCGGCTTATGGCTCTGTCGCGGAGGCCAAGGCCTCGGCCACGGGGCGGGTGGTGGCCTTCGCCACGGGCGGCCGCGTCGCCTGGAGCCCGCGCGATGCGGTGAGCCTGACGCGCAGCGCCTTCCTGGGCAATCCGATCGGGTTCCGGGCGGTGAAGCTGGTCGCCGAGGCGGCGGCGGCGCTGCCGCTGGTGGCGCAGGACTGCGAACGCCGCTTCGAGGCGCATCCGGTGCTGGATTTGGTGCGGCGGCCGAACCCGGGGCAGGGGCGGGCGGAGTTCCTGGAGGCGGTCTATGGGCACCTGCTGCTGCACGGCAACGCCTTTGTCGAGGCGGTGCCGGGGGCGCGCGCGGTTCCGGCGGAGCTGCATGCGCTGCGGCCGGACCGGATGGCCGTGGTGCCGGGGGCGGACGGCTGGCCGGTGGCCTGGGACTATGCCGTGGGCGGGCGCAGCCACCGCTTCGACATGACGGCGGCGGCGCCGCCGGTCTGCCATATCCGCGCCTTCCATCCGCAGGACGACCATTACGGCTTCTCGGCCCTGCAGGCGGCGGCGGTGGCGGTGGACGTGCATGCGAGCGCGGCGCGCTGGTCGAAGGCGCTGCTCGACAATGCCGCGCGGCCCTCGGGCGCGATCGTCTACCGCGGCGGCGACGGGAGCGCGAGCCTCAGCCCGGAGCAGTACGACCGGCTGGTGGCGGAGATGGAGGCGAACCACCAGGGCGCGCGCAACGCCGGGCGGCCGATGCTGCTGGAGGGGGGGCTCGACTGGAAGCCGATGGGGTTCAGCCCCAGCGACATGGAGTTCCACCGCACCAAGGAGGGGGCGGCGCGGGAGATCGCGGTCGCCTTCGGGGTGCCGCCGATGATGCTGGGCATCCCCGGGGACGCGACCTATGCGAATTATCAGGAGGCGAACCGGGCGTTCTTCCGGCTGACGGTGCTGCCGCTGGCGGCGAAGGTGACAGGGGCGCTGTCGCACTGGCTGCAGGGGTTCACGGGGGAGGCGGTGGAGCTGCGCCCCGACCTCGACCAGGTGCCGGCGCTGGCGGCGGAGCGCGATGCGCAATGGGCGCGGGTGGCGGCGGCGGAGTTCCTGAGCGTCGCCGAAAAGCGGGCGCTGCTCGGCCTGCCGCCGCTGGCGGAGGGGGCATGACGCGGCGGGTGCAGGGCGGGTCGCGCTATCTGTTCGACAGCTTCGACGCCGCGCAGGCGCGGATCGAGGCGAACGAGCGGGTGTCGGAGGAACGCTGGCAGGCGCTGGAGTTCCGCCTGGGCCAGATCGACGGCGCGCTGGAGCGGCTGGAGAAGCGCATCTGGCTCGGGGTGTTCGGGGTGGCGGCCTTCCTGCTCGCGCAGGGGGGCGAGGCGCTGATCAGGGCGGCGATGGGGTGAGGGCGATGGGGCGGCATGAGGCGGCGGGCGCGCCGGAGGTGAAGTTCGGCGGCGGCGCGGGGTTCGCGGTGACCGGCGAGGCCACGGTCGAGGGCTATGCGAGCCTGTTCGGGCGGCGCGACCAGGGCGGCGACGTGGTGCGGCGGGGCGCCTATGCGGCCTCGCTGGCCGCGCTGGCGGCGGGGGGGCGGCGGGTGAAGATGCTGTGGCAGCACGACCCTGCGCGCCCGATCGGCGTCTGGGACGAGGTGCGCGAGGACGAGCGGGGGCTGTGGGTCAAGGGCCGCATCCTCGCCGAGGTGGCGCAGGGGCGCGAGGCGCTGGCGCTGGTGCAGGCGGGCGCGATCGACGGGCTGTCGATCGGCTATCGCACCGTCAAGGCCGAGCGCGACGGGGCGGGGGCGCGGGTGCTGTCCGAGCTCGACCTGTGGGAGGTGTCGCTGGTGACCTTCCCGATGCTGGCCGAGGCGCGGGTGGCGGCCAAGGGCGAGGCGCCCGGAGACGACGCCTGGGCAGGGCTGGCGCAGGTGCTGGAGGCGGCGCGGGCGCGGCTGGCGGCGCGCTGACCGCGGGAACGATCACAGGAGGGTGACAGGATGACCGAGACCAAGGCTCGGGCCGGGGAAGCCATCCCCGGACCCGACGGGACGGCTGCGGGCGTGACCGCGGCGATGACCGGATTTCTGAACGAATTCGGCCGCTTCCAGGCCGAGACCAAGACCGCGTTGCAACAGCAGGACGAGCGCATGACCAGGCTTTCGACAACGATGAACCGCCACGGGCGCCCGGCGCTGTCCGCGGCCGCCGAACAGGAGGTTCCCCACCGCAAGGCGTTTGCCGCCTATCTGCGGTCGGGCGACGACGACGGGCTTCGCGGCCTGACGCTCGAGGGCAAGGCGATGTCCACCGCCGTGGCCGCGGACGGCGGCTATCTGGTCGATCCGCAGACCGCCGACACGATCCGGTCGATGCTGGTGTCGACCGCCTCGGTGCGCGCCATCGCCAACGTGGTGCAGGTGGAGGCGACGAGCTTCGACGTTCTCATCGATCGCTCCGAGGTGGGCTCGGGCTGGGCCACCGAGGCCGGGCCGCAGGCCGAGACCGCGACGCCGCTGATCGACCGCATCTCGATCCGCCTGCACGAACTGAGCGCCATGCCCAAGGCCAGCCAGCGGCTGCTGGACGACAGCGCCTTCGACGTCGAGGGGTGGCTTGCGGGCAAGATCGCCACCCGCTTCATGCGGGCGGAGGCGGCGGCCTTCGTCAGCGGCGACGGCGTGGACAAGCCGCGCGGGTTCCTGGCGCCGACCAAGGTGGCGAACGCGAGCTGGACCTGGGGCAACCTCGGCTATGTGCCCTCGGGCGCCGCGGGGGACTTCCCGGCGACCAACGCGGCGGACTGCATCGTGAACCTCGTCTACGCGCTGGACGCGGAGTATCGCGCCAACGGCACGTTCATGATGAACTCCAAGACCGCCGGGGCGGTGCGCAAGATGAAGGACGCGGACGGCCGCTTCCTGTGGGCCGACAGCCTGCAGGCCGGCGAGCCGGCGCGGCTGATGGGCTATCCGGTGCTGGTCGCCGAGGACATGCCCGACATCGCCGCCAACGCCTTCGCCATCGCCTTCGGCGACTTCCGCGCGGGCTATACGATCGCCGAGCGGCCCGACCTGCGCATCCTGCGCGATCCGTTCAGCGCCAAGCCGCACGTGCTGTTCTATGCCTCCAAGCGCGTGGGTGGGGACGTGACCGACTTCGCGGCCATCAAGCTTCTGCGTTTCGCCGCCTCGTGACCGGCGAGGCTCTGTCCGGCGCCTGACGGCGCCGGGCCCCGGGCGCATGCGGGGGGCGGGGGCCCCCCACCCGTGCCGTCCAGCTGCTCCCTCCGTCCGAGCGGTGCGGGGCGTGCGCCCGGGCT